TGTTGGTGGGGCAAGCGGATTTGATACACTTTTAACGCCAAATAACTTGGTGTTAGCGATAGAACTTGGTACAGTTACGGTTACAGTTACATAAGGAGCCTGAAATGGACAAAGCAGATTTGAAACAAGACAAGAAGATGATGGCTGGAGCCGTGCACAAGCACGAGAAGAAGCTGCATCCCGGTCAGCCTATGACCAAATTGGCCAAGGGTGGCAAGACAAACGCTCAGATGAAAGCTCTGGGTCGTGGTTTGGCCAAAGTGGCTAACCAGAAGAAGTCTTCCTTTACATACAAAAAAGGTGGTTAATTATGGCTACATTTAGTAAAAAAGTAATGGGCAAAGAAGTTGGCGATGCCAGCGTCTATGCGCAACCACATACTGGTGCTGAAGCTGGTGTAGATATCAAGAATAGTGGCTATGACGGTGGTAATCGTTTTACTGCTAACGATGTGAACATGTCTGTTGGTAACATCAGTCGTGACCCATACAAAGCGCCAAAGACTTCTGGCATTAAAATCCGTGGTACTGGTGCGGCTACCAAAGGCGTAATGGCGCGAGGCCCAATGGCTTGATATGAATTACACCCAACTGTTTGATACCATTCAGTCGTATACGGAAAATAACTTTCCGGATTTCACTCTTGCCAGTGGCGGGATAGAGACGACTACTGAACAAATCAACAGGTTTATTGAACAAGCCGAATTACGCATCTATAACACGGTGCAGTTTCCGTTTTTGCGTAAAAACATGACGGGTAATATTCAGTCGGGCAACAAGTACCTCAAAGCGCCAGACGACTATCTTGCTACATATTCTTTGGCTGTGATAGATGCGTCTGGTAACTACGAGTACTTGTTAAACAAAGACGTAAATTACATTCGTCAGGCATACCCTAATCCTACAACAGATACTGGGATTCCAAAGTACTACGCATTGTTTGGCCCAGCATTAGCGGGGTCTGCAATTACAACTGAATTGACGTTTATTCTTGGCCCAACTCCTGATGCTACTTATACGGCAGAGCTTCATTTCTATTACTACCCAGAGTCAATCACGACTGCGGGTACGTCATGGCTTGGTGATAACTTTGATACAGTGCTCTTGTATGGTTCACTGGTTGAGGCTTACACCTACATGAAGGGTGAAGCCGATATGCTTGCCTTGTACGACGGTAAATACAAAGAAGCCCTTGCACAAGCTAAACGTTTGGGCGATGGTATGGAGCGTCAGGATGCCTATCGTTCTGGTCAATATAGACAGGCGGTGACCTGATGGCTTTCACAGGTAACTATTCCTGCAACACGTTGCGGACTGGCTTGATTAACGGGACGTTGAATTTTTCAACTGACACGTTTCGACTGGCGTTATATACCAACTCTGCTACTTTGAATCAACTGACTGCGGCCTACACCTCTGATGGTGAAACTTCCGGCGGCAATTATGCGGCTGGTGGGCTGGTAGTAACGGCAACAGTGAATACTGCGCTTAGTTCAAACAGCAGTACCATTTACGTTAACTTTTCCAGCCCAGCTTGGACTGGCGCAATCACTGCTCGGGGTGCGTTAATTTATGACGTGACTACTGGCGCGGCTGTTTGCGTTTTGGATTTTGGAAATAACATAACATCGACACAAACTTTTACCGTAACAATGCCCGCTGACACTAGCACGGCTGCACTCATTAGACTTGTATAGGAGAAAACATGGCACTGGTCACAACTACCAAAGGCGAAATGGACGAATCTTTGCTTGAAAAGCGAGAGGGTTCCGTTGATAATGATATTGAATACACAACTTGGGTCGAGTATTGGCTAGAGGGCGAATTAGTCCACCGTTCGGTTCATGTACGTTTAAAAACTTCACCCCCGCTGTTCGCTGAAGCAGCTTCTTTTGAATAAGGAAATATCATGGCAAATACACAAGCAATGTGCACATCGTTCATGGGGCAATTGCTCAATGGCGGTCACCAATTTGGAACTATTACGCTTACTTCGCGTACAAGTTTGACGGCACCTACTACCGATACGTTTAAAGCGGCATTGTATTTTGCATCCGCAACTATCAATGCTTCTACCACTGTATACACTACCACTGGTGAGGTAACCAATACTTCCGGTACAGGTTATACGGCTGGTGGTGTGACGGTAACTAATGCTACGGCTCCAACGGCAACAAACTCGTCTGTGACGGCGGGTGTGGCTTATTGGACACCCTCTGCTAGTTTTTCTTGGACAGCACTTACTGTAACTACTGCGTTTGATACGGTTTTGCTTTACAACTCTACCCAAGGCAATACGGCGGTTAGCGTCCATACGTTTGGTTCACAGACTATAACTGCGGGCACGTTTACTTTAACAATGCCTACAAACAGTACATCTGCTGCGTTGATCCGTTTGGCTACAACCTAATAGGGTCGGTGGGGTAACTCACCGGAGTAGCCATGTTTGGAATTTCCGCATTTGCTGAAGCGCCGTTCGCCTCGCTTGCGGGGCAGTCGGTTAGTGTTTCTCTTACCGGCGTCCAAGCATCAGGCGCGGTAGGATCGGTTGCGGTAGGATCAATCGCGGTAGCTTTAACAGGCGTTCAAGCGTCTGGAGCAGTTGGTAATATATCCAAAACCAGCACTATTGGATTAACGGGTGTTGGGGGTACTGGCGCAGTTGGATCCGTAACTGACGCTGTTTCTTTCGCATTAAATGGTGTAGCTGCAAGCGGCGCGGTAGGCAGTGTTAGTGTAGGGGCTCGTACAGTAGCTTTAACTGGGGTTGCAGCCACAGGCGCGGTTGGTACAGAGACTCCAAGTATTACTCTGGCTTTGTCTGGCGTTGCGGCAAGTGGTGCAGTTGGCTCTGTCTCGGTTGGTACTATTTCTGTTGCGTTGACTGGCGTATCGGCTACCGGCGCGGTTGGGACTGTTGCACGGGAGTTTGTGCTTGATGGTGTTCAGGCCGTAGGTGCAGTTGGTACTGCTAGTGCCAGTGTTACAGTCGCCCTGACAGGTGTTGCAGCCTCAGGGGCAGTTGGCAACGTTATTGAAACAAATAACCCAACAGAAGATGGTGTACAGGCTATCGGCAGTGTAGGATCAGTTGGCTCTAGTAGAACAGTAGCATTGACGGGTGTTAGTGCACGCGGCCAAGTTGGGACAGTGAATTATTTTTATTGGACAACAATAGATGACAGCCAGACTCCAAACTGGCAAAATATAGATGACTCACAAACACCTAATTGGGTGGAAGTTGAAATGGTTGTGTAAGGACATAATATGGCTCTTGTATTAGCAGATCGTGTAAAAGAAACCACCACGACTACGGGGACGGGGACAGTGACCCTGCTTGGTGCTTCCACAGGGTTTCAATCTTTTGCGGCTGTGGGTAACGCAAACACAACCTATTACACAATCGCAAGTCAAACGGGCAGCGAATGGGAAGTTGGTATTGGTACATATACCTCTTCTGGTACTACGCTATCCCGCACAACCGTTTTATCCTCTAGTAATAGCGGCAGCTTGGTGAACTTTGCGGCGGGCACAAAAGATGTATTTGTAACTTATCCCTCTAGTCGCTCTGTTTATGCTGACGGTACAGTGCTAACAGCTACAAATAGTTCCGTTTTACCGACAACTAGCGGTGGTACAAACCTAACGTCCTTCACATCAGGCGGTGTTGTTTATGCTTCTAGTACAAGTGCATTGGCTACGGGTAGTGCGCTTACTTTTAATGGTACTTCAACCTTAAGTATTTTTGGTGGTAATGTAGGTTTCGCTGCTTCAACGGGAAACTTATTTTTAGATGCTGCTGCTGGCAGTAGTGTAAATCTTCGTGTCTCGGGTTATTCAGCAAGCGTTCAAGTTTTATCAACAAGCGTACCTGTTTTTAGTGTAAATAGCGTGGAACAAATGCGCCTCACCTCAACAGGGTTGGGCATAGGCACTTCGTCACCAACACAAAAACTAAATGTAAACGGAATTGGTTTATTTGAAGGGTCTGCCCAAGGTAATGTAGTTATTCAAAAAACAGGAACAAATGGATTTTCATTGTTTTCAAGTGCCGCTGGAACACTTGGCTTTTATGACCAAGATAGTAGTGCAACTCGTTTCCAAATCGGTTCAGCAGGTCAACTAGGTATTGGTGGTGCTACATACGGCACAAGCGGCCAAGTCTTGACTTCTGGCGGTGCAAGTGCGGCACCCACTTGGTCTACACCTTCTGGTGGCGTAACAACAGGTAAAGCAATCGCTTTAGCGATAATTTTTGGTTATTAAGGAGCAATCATGGCGGCACCCAATATAGTTAACGTAACGGCGATGTATGGAAAAACGGCGTACTTAACTCCGGCAAATACAACTGCAAACATAGTGCTTGCAAATGCTGCATCAAGTGGCAAGGTGTTGCGTATTAATAGCATTGTTGCAGCTAACGTTGATGGTACTAACGCGGTTGACTGTACTATTGCAATCAACTCTGCGGCGGCTGGTACTGGAACGTCATATTCAATTGCGTCAACTATTTCAGTCCCTGCTGATGCGTCATTGATTGTTACGGACAAGTCAACCGGTTTCTATCTTGAAGAAGATCGAAGCATTCTTGTCACGAGTGGAACCTCAAGCAAAATTACTTACACTGTTGGCTACGAAGAAATCACCTAAGGGGTTTTTATGCGCAAAAGGTACAAAGGAAGCATATTAAAACCTGCGCCAATTTCTACAAATATTGTTTTTGCAAGTGGGGTGTGGCCCCTTGAGCAACAAATGCAGTTGAAAGCTGCTAGTCAGTGGCCCATTGCCACTGGTGCGCCTACATTTTCTATTTCTCCTTCTGTAAGTGGAAAATCAACTTGGAATTTGACTACTGATGGCGCATTAACGCTTACAACAGCTACAACATACACAATCGTTCCAACAAATGACTTCTTTGCTTACTCAAGTCTGTGGGGCGCTGGCGGTGGTGGTGGGTACTACAACGATTCTTTTAACCAGCGTGGTAACGGTGGTGGTGGTGGATTCACAAAAGCGCAAGTTCTTTTTAGGGCTGGCGTAACTTATTACCTAGTGATTGGTGGTGGCGGTAAAAAAGGTAAAAACACGCCAACAGGTGCGGTTTCCTTGGGCGGGACGCCCGGCAACGGCGGAAACTCTGGTCAGCGCAACGTTTCACACGGAGCCGCTGGTGGTGGTGGTTATACGGGCGTATTTAAAACTAGCGTAACCCAAGGCAATTCTGTATTGATTGCTGGTGGTGGCGGAGGCGGTATTGGTTATCCCGGCGCATACGCAGGTGCTGGAGGCGGTTCTACAGGCCAAGATGCAGAGCAAACAACAAATACAGGTGGCACACAAAGTGGTGGCGGTTCTGATTATTGGTCTGCAAGTGGGCAAACTGGTCTTGGAACTGCTTTGCAAGGTGGTTTAGGTTATCAAGGAACAGTATCAAATCAAGGCGACCCGGGTGGTGGTGGCGGTGGTGGTTATTATGGTGGATCAAATTCAGGAAGTTCTCGTGCAGGTGGCGGCGGTTCTGGATATATCTTGACCGCAGACGTTGTTAGCGGAACCACTACAACAACTACTGGAAACTACAGAACACCAGCAGATACAGGTTCTACTGGTTATGTTGCCAACGTAGCTTATGGCGGTCTCGGTAGTTCATCTGCTGGTGCAACCGACATGCAAGACGGCTATGACGGAGAAATTTACATTTCACTAACATCCTGAGGCATCTATGAGTGAACGATTCAAAGGCGGGATAATTTCCAAAACACCACCGCAACCGACTCAGTTGGCAGCAAGTGGTATTTGGACACTTGATCAACAGGCGGCGTACAAACAGCAAGACGTGTGGCCCTATGCCCCCGGGCCCGCCTTTACCGCGACCGTACTTGTAGTTGCTGGTGGCAGTTCAGGCGGCAATGGGTACACAGGCGCGGGTGGCGGCGCGGGTGGATTGGTCTATGGCTCAAGTGTTAGCTTGAATACAGGGATTATTTACACAGTAACTATTGGTGCTGGGGGCGCTGGGGTAACAGGAAATAATTCTGGTAACAATGGAAGTGATTCCACCATAACTGCGGTTTCATTTTCTACAGTAACCGCCACTGGCGGCGGTGGAGGCGGCGGGGGTCAAAGTGGTGGTATTGCCGGTAAAAATGGTGGTTCTGGTGGTGGCGGCTCTGGCTCTGGTAGTTCTGCCAATGCTGGTGGAACATCAAATCAAGTTGCTGTCCCATCTGGGTATACTGGTTATGGAAATTCTGGTGGTCAAGGCCGTGCTACAGGCGTATCCACTGCGGGCGGCGGTGGCGGTGCTGGGGTGGCGGGCTCCAATTCAAACAGTACCAATGGGGGCACGGGCGGCGATGGCCGCGCTTATTCAATTACGGGGACTTCAACATACTATGCTGGTGGTGGCGGTGGTGGTGATGAAGACGGATCAAGACTTACTGCCGCAGGTGGTTTAGGTGGTGGCGGTACTGGTGAGGGTACTATTACCACGCGGCCCGGGACTGCGAACACGGGCGGTGGTGGTGGCGGGTTCTCTTCCGATAGCAATACCTATGGCTCTGGTGGCTCTGGTGTTGTGATTTTTAGAAGCCTTACGCAAGCATCTTCTACTTCTGGTTCTCCAACAGCAACAACAGACGGCTCTTACTATATTTATAAGTTCACTGGCTCTGGAACAATCATATTCTGAAAGGTTTTAAATGGCACATTTTGCTGAACTAGGTCTTGACAGCATAGTCACTAGAGTAGTGGTTATACACAACAATGAACTGCTTGATGAAAATGGTCAAGAAAACGAGGCCAAGGGCGCTGCGTTTTGCAGAAAACTTTTTGGTGGCAATTGGGTTCAAACAAGTTATAACGGAACTATCCGCAAAAACTTTGCTGGAATTGGTTATGTTTATGATGCGCAACGCAATGCCTTTATTTCGCCAAAACCGTATGCAAGCTGGATTCTGAATGAAAACACTTGTCAGTGGAACGCGCCTGTTGCGATGCCTATTGATGAAAAGCGTTATGTGTGGGATGAAGCAACAATCAATTGGCTAGAAATTTCAATTACTGGTTAAAATGTGTCATTCCCTCAACTGCCAACTACAAAATTTTAAGAACGTAATTAGGAGCTTTTATGGCTGTAACTAACTTCTCTCCCCTGCTTGGCTTTGCATTGCCAACGACAGGGGATTTGTCAGGTACGTGGGGTACAACTGTTAATGACTCAATTACGGGTCTTATTGATTCGGCAGTTGCGGGTACAACTACTCTTAGCGCAAATGCCGATGTAACATTAACCACAACCAACGGTGCAGCTAACCAAGCACGTAATGCACTTCTTTTGTGGACTGCTAGTAACGGTGCAACTACTCGCTACATTACAGCCCCTGCTCAAAGCAAAGCGTATATCGTTGTCAATGCTGGTACTGGCTCTATTGTGGTGCGCGGGTCTGGCCCAACTACTGGCGTGACTATTCCGTCTGGCACTAAAGCTATCGTTGCATGGAACGGTTCGGATTTTGTAAAAGTTGCAAGCAATCCAGTTGTTCTTACTACTGATGTTAGTGGTGTTCTCCCAGTGGCAAACGGCGGTACTAACGCATCAACCGCCAGCATTACATCGTTTAACAATATCACAGGCTACACAGCTTCTGGCGCAACGGGTACAACATCTACCAATTTAGTGTTTTCTACCAGCCCAACGTTGGTAACTCCTATTTTGGGTACGCCTCAATCCGCCACACTAACTAATGCAACTGGACTCCCGCTCAGTACTGGAGTTACTGGCACCCTCCCTGCAACAAATGGCGGTACAGCGCAGTCTACTTATACGACTGGCGACACGATATACGCTTCTACTACGAATACGCTTGCAAAACTAACCATTGGTTCTGCGGGTCAAATTCTGACGGTTTCTGGTGGCATACCATCATGGCAGGATTCAGCGGCCTCACCAATCCCCAGTCAGACAGGTAATGGTGGAAAGTTCTTAACGACCAGCGGGTCGGCTGTGGCTTGGAGTAATCTGACAGAAATTCAGACAGCCCTTGGTTCCGGGACTGCTATCAATTTATCAGTTGGTAATTTTTTCTCAAAGACTATTACTGCAACCACTACATTCACAGTAACTAACATCCCGACGAGTGGCACAGCAATTGTAATTATTCTAGACCTTACCAATGGGGGTAGCCAAACGGTAAATTGGTGGGCCAATATGACATGGGCTAACGGTACTCCGCCGACACTTACAGCGGCTGGTAGGGATGCTTTAGGGTTCTATACCTATGACGGTGGCTCTACTTGGACTGGCCTTGTGCTGGGTCAGGATATTTCAGTATGAGCGCACTTGACATTGTTTTAGCCGCAGCGGGTACGGGCTCAACACCGCCTACCCCTGCAAAACTACCCGACACTGCTTGGTCATTTGCAATTGATGCGTCTGCTGCTTTTTGGGTATACGGTAAAAATACAGATGTAAGTGGCACTGCTTATAACTCAGTGAATAAATACACGTTAAGCGGCACTACGCTAACGTTTGTAACTTCATACGGCACTGCGGTAGGCGGCGCTACAACTAACCACTATAGCGGCTACGTTAATAGTTCAAACGCGTTTATTTTGGGTAGTACTGGAAATCCATACATACTGTCGGTTGCAAAATCAAACGGTGCGGTGCAATTTGAACAAACGTTAAATCAATTTAGCGCCGAAGGCGGCACTGATATCAGGTCTATAACAACAGATACCTCTGGCAACATCCTTATTGGTGGAGTTACCCGCGTTGGTACTGGCGGCGGTATTGACTGCTATGTTGCAAAATACAACGTAGGCTCTTCTTCATGGCAGTGGGGCGTAACACTACAGTATTTAGCCGGACGTCCAGAGAACACTAACGGTGTAGTCACAGACTCTAGCAATAACGTGTATGGTTCTGGAACATATCAAGTTCTGTTGGATGGCAGTACCGATGAATACCGTGGATGGTTATACAAATGGGATTCTGGAGCAAACCTGCAATGGCGAAGAGATATCTATGCGTCCGTTGTTAATCCCGGCGAGGGTACGTTTGTTGCAATTTACCAAACACTGATAGATTCGTCTAATAACTTGTATTGCGACACTGTTTTGTCTGCGCCGGGCAGGCGAGTGCGAAATATTTTTAAATTTAACTCTTCAGGCACCCCTATTTGGACTTCTACGGGCATTACGCCATCAGGCACGGATAGTTCTTTTGACGTGCAACAAATGATATTAAGCTCGTCAGACGGGGCTTTATACATGGGCGGTACGTATTACAACGGAGACAGTAAATTTGTCGCAGCAATAGCAAAATTTGATTCTTCTGGTACTTTTTCGTGGGGTAGGTCATTTACTTCTGTAACTACCTCCAGTGACCGAGTTTATTCTTTGCAAATTGACAGCACTGGAACATATATATACGCGCTTATGAGGAGTGCGTATTCTGGTGGCGCTGATTTGTTTATTTTTAGGGTAGCCGTCAACGGTGATATTAGTAATTTCTACGGGCCATCTGGACAATTGTTTACAGTGAATACTAATCCATTTACTCTTAACCCAGCTAACACTGGGATGGCCATTGATACTAACACCAACTTAATTGTTCAAGGGGCTACGGCGGCTGGCACTAGCTACACCGCAACTAAAGGTGCTGTATCTACGTTTGTCACAGTGCCTATTTACGGACAAAATACTTAAGGAACCTATTATGTTGATTGCAAAAGTTGAAAATTCTGCCGTGGTAAGTACTGGGTACTCGCACCTCATTTTCCCGCATACGTCGCTTCCTGCTGACCCGGTTGCAGCGCAGGAGTATTTGGCTACACAGGGTTATTACATTATTAAATCTAGTAAAGCAAATAATCCAGCTACTCAAAAAGTGATGGATGTTAGCCCGTACTTTGAAAACGGGTCAGTGTATGCTGTGCAAGTTGTTGACCTGACTGAGCAAGAGTTGGCAAATGCCGAAGCTATAAAGCAATCGGCGCAAGCATTTGAGGTACGTGCTGATCGTGATAAACGTTTGGCGGATACTGATTGGCGGTTCCGTGTAGACATGACTCCATCACAAGAATGGAAAGACTACTGCCAAGCGTTGCGTGACATACCGCAACAGTCCGGGTTTCCTTGGACTGTTACTTGGCCTAACAAACCTTAACGGATTAACATGACTACCATTACTTGGACAGTTACAGCGATGGATTGCTACCCACAAGAGGGTGCTAACACTGACGTTGTTTTTATAGTGCACTGGACATGCGCCGGTGTAGACGGGACTTACAACGCTTCTATCTATTCAACTTGTGCAGTGCCTGCGCCAACTGGCGCGTTTACACCTTATGCGCAGTTAACTCAAGACCAAGTGTTGGGTTGGATTTGGGCTAATGGCGTAGATCAAACAGCCACAGAAGCCGCAGTTGTGCAGCAAATCCAGAACCAAATTAACCCACCCGTAGTGACACCGGCACTACCTTGGAATGTTTGAGTAGGCCATGTGGGACTGGGCTGAAGCATTTATTGCCGCAGCCTGTGTTGTGGCCTTTGTTGTCTTTGGTACTTATATGATTGCATGGAGTTGGATGTGGTAAATGCGTTGGCTATTGATGTTCTTTTTGGTGTTTCTACCGGGAGCATCCAGTCAAGAAAGAAAGACTGAATACCGCTGTGTGCGGTGGGCGTGGACGGGTGATGTTTATAACCGCAAAGTTGTTTGCCTACAGTGGGAAAAGGTTGTACGGAAATGATTGATCCTCTAACAGCCCTAGCGGGGATACAGAGCGCGATCAGCATGGTCAAGAAGGCCAGCAAGGTTGCCAACGATTTAGGCTCTCTTGCCCCGATGATTGGCAAGATGTTTGATGCCAAATCAACTGCTACGAAGGCATTGCTTGAAGCAAAGAAGAACAAAGGCTCAAACATGGGAACCGCCCTCCAAATTGAGATGGCGCTTGAGCAGGCAAGGGTGTTTGAAGAAGAGTTAAAGATGCTCTTCATGACCACTGGCAAAGTTGACGTTTGGAACAAAATCAAAGAGCGTCAATCCCAGATGGACATAGATGATGCAAGAGAACTCCGTGCATTAGAGCGGGCTGAAAAGAAAGCCAAAGAGAAAGAAGAAGAGCTAAACCAGCTTGCAATTCTTATTGGCGGCTGTGCATTTGTTTTGTTCTTGGTTGTAATTGGAATCTATGAGTTGATGGACTTCTGCGCAACTACCAGAAGGTGTGGTCGGTGAATGAGTACCAAAAGCAAGCTGATCTCTTCTTCAAGGTGTTCGTGCGTCTCTGTGTGGCATGGTGGGTGCTTGGCCTGCTCCAATTCCTGCCAGATGATGTTGCTAAAAAAGTATTGGGAATGTTTGGACTATGAGTGACGAAAAGCCAGCAGATGTACTAAGCAAGGTGCTGTCCTATGTTGATAGCCCATTCAAGCTGTTTGCGCTGATACTCATGGCGATCTTTGCGTTCTCTGGGTATTTTGTTTGGCAGAACCAAGAACTGTTGATGGGTGCGTACAAAGAGTCCAAGAGAATGCCAAGCATTGTTGAGGACAGAGTAGAAGACGCGGCTTCCCACCTGTTTAAAACCACCAACGCTACCATTGTTGCCGTGTTTAAAGTGAACCCCATGTTTGGAACCCGAGTTCTGTACCGCGCTTACACCAAAGAAGGCCGAGACAAAGTTAACGATGGGCTGGACGTGGGCTTGTTTACACAGAACTCTGCCAATAACGCAGATGTAGTTAAGCTGATGGCCGCCGAGATTCCTTGCGGGGAATACAAGTCAGCGCAGTCTGAGATGGGTTTGTGGTACATCGCCAAAGGCGTTACATACACTTGCCGAATCAGCGTCCCACCCGACCCAAGCAGATTTGTAGGCCAAATTACTGTGGGATGGGATAATGAACCCGCCGACATTCAGGTGGCAAGAACCATGATGGATATTGCGGCAACCATGCTGAGTAAGAATAAACTGTAAAGGAAAAGTTATGGCTCAGTTTGAACCAGCTTTTGAGCAAATGATTAGAGACGAGGGCGGCTACGTCCTCCACGAAGTGCCCGGCGACACAGGCGGCATGACCTACGCGGGCATTGCCCGTAATAAGAACCCACAGTGGAATGGCTGGGCGCTTGTGGATAAGAAAGAATTTGGTGGCTCCTTGACCCCTATGGTGCGTGAGTTCTACCGTGTTGAGTTCTGGGACAAGATGCGAGGTAACGAGATTTCAAACCAAGATGTAGCCAGTACCATCTTTAATTTTGGAGTAAATGCTGGCATGGGCATGGCGGTCAAGCTAGCTCAGTTGGTTGTGGGCGCTACGCCAGACGGCGGCATCGGCGCTAAAACTATAGAAAAACTCAACCAAATTACGGACGGCCAGCGGTTCAAGGAGTCTTACGCTTTGGCCAAGATTGCCCGCTACGTTGAAATATGCAACAAAAACCCCGTGCAGGTTAAATTCCTCAAGGGTTGGATTAACCGCACATTGAAAGGTCTAGCATGAGCTTGCTTGCCGTAGGATCAATTATTGAAGCTGTCGGTAAGGTTGCGGGCGACCTGATTACGACCGACAAAGAAAAGATGGAAATGGAGATCGAGCAGCGTAAGCTTGATCTTGAAGAGAAGCGTATTGACCAAGCTACAGATCTAGCCCAGATTGAGGTCAACAAAATAGAGGCCGCGTCCTCTAGCGTGTTTGTCAGCGGCTGGCGTCCTGCCATCGGTTGGATCGGTGTAGCGGCTATGGGGTATCAGTTTCTGCTATACCCACTGTTTCAGTGGGCATGGAAATACTTGCAAGCTATGGGTTGGGTTCCTGTTGGCATGGATCCTCCTCCGGTACTAGACGCAGACCAACTATGGGTGATATTATCAGGCATCTTAGGCATTGCCGGTATGCGTTCTTTTGAGAAGACCAAAGGCGTTGCCAGTAAATAAAAGGTAGTCCATGCCGCTAAAAAAACTAACCCTGAAAGCTGGTGTAAATAAAGAAAACACCCGCTATACCAACGAGAATGGTTGGTACGTCTCCGACAAGATGCGGTTTCGTCAGGGCACGCCTGAAAAAATTGGCGGATGGCAGCGTATTTCTAGCAACACTTTCTTGGGTGTTTGCCGCTCTCTGTGGAATTGGATCACGCTTGGTGGTTTAAACCTTGTTGGAGTTGGCACTAACTTAAAGTTTTACATTGAACGTGGCGGTGCGTATAGCGACATCACGCCCATTCGTGCCAGCAGCACAATCAATAACAACCCTTTTGCGGGCAACGGCACAACCACTGTAACCGTAACAGACACTGCACACGGCGGCTTTACTGGGGATTTTGTTACCTTTAGTGGTGCTACGGGTGCATACGCTGCTACGTATAACGCTGAGTTTCAGATTACAGTTCTTAGCCCCAATACATACACTATATCTACTGCGCCAACGGTAATTGCAGCGGGTTCTACTGGCGGAGCTTCAGTTGTTGCGGCGTATCAACTTAATGTTGGTAGCGCAATTTCAGTTCCTGTTGTTGGCTGGGGCGGTGGTACTTGGGGTAGTGGCACATGGGGTACTGGAACAACAACGGCAACTCCAATTAGGCTGTGGAGCCAAAGTAACTTTGGTGAAGATTTGCTATTTGGCCCCCGTGGTGGTGGCATATATTACTGGGATGCTACTTCAGGTTTGACCGCTCGTGCAGTAAACATCACTACACTGCTTGGTTCTTCTGATGCGCCAATTATCCAAAACTACATTTTTGTTTCGGATACAAGCCGGTTTGTGTTTGCATTTGCTTGCAATGACCCTGACGCGGTAAATCCATTGGCTCAAAACCCTATGCTGGTTCGCTGGTCGGATCAGGAATCGTTAACACAATGGACTCCTGCAGCCACCAATCAAGCTGGCAGCATTCAGTTCTCACACGGATCTGAAATTGTTACGGCACTTCAGACTCGACAAGAGATCTTGACTTGGACGGACTCTGCCTTGTATTCGCTGCAGTACCAAGGCCCACCCGTTGTTTGGTCTAGCCAATTGCTTGGCGACAATATTTCCATCTACGGTCAGAATGCGGCAGTTGTTGCCTCTGGTGTTGTGTACTGGATGGGCGTAGATAAGTTTTACAAGTATGACGGTCGTGTCCAGACATTACGTTGTGACTTAAAGCAATACATCTTTCAAGACATTAATACTGCTCAGGCGGCTCAGGTTTTTGCAGGAACCAATGAAGGTTTCAACGAAGTTTGGTGGTTCTATTGCTCTGCCGGTAGCAACGAAATTGACCTGTATGTTACGTATAACTACTTAGAAGATGTTTGGGCTTATGGTACTTTAGGCCGTACAGCGTGGTTAGATTCTGGTTTGCGCGACTATCCAATAGCAGCCACATATAGCTACAACCTTGTCAATCACGAACAGGGTAATGACAATAACGAAACCGGAACTCCTGTTGCAATCAATGCAATTATTGGTTCGGCTGAGTTTGACATTGATGACGGCGATCACTTTGGTTTTGTTTGGAGAATGCTCCCAGACATTACATTCCGTGGGTCTAATGCGGCTTCACCACAGGTCACAATGACTTTGATCCCAATGCAGAACTCAGGCTCTGGATATAACGACCCAATTTCTTTGGGTGGCAATTCTGACGCAACGGTGGTTCGTACATCAACTTCAGTTATTGAGCAGTTTACGGGTCAGGTGTATGTCAGGGTGCGAGGCCGTCAGATGATTCTTCAAGTTGAATCTACTCAATTAGGATGCGCATGGCAGTTGGGTAGCCCTCGTATTGATATTAAACAAGACGGACGCAGGGGTAACTCATGAGCTACATTGTTACGTCTGAATCTGAACTCAATCAGGTTGCTGCGCCTAACTTGCCGTTAGCTCCAATTGAATACAACCGGCAGTATGCCGATCAGCTTAACAACGTGCTTCGTCTGTACTTCAACAGGCTGGATGCTATTCTGGCTCAGTTAAGAACAGGCTCTGGATCAATTGATGGGTCAGGTGTGCGCTTCCCTTATGGCGCATTTTCCGATACTGCCTACACCACGCTCAATGGTGGAATCAATAACTTAGTCACCACAATCACGGTGGTCAGCACCACAGGATTTCCAACGGTTGGGCAGATTCGTATTGCGTCTGAAGTTATTACCTACACAGGGATAACGCCCACGACTTTTACAGGATGCACCCGTGGCGCAAGGGGGTCAGCTAACTCAGCCCACTCAACCGGCGTAGCAGTGACTAAGATTCAGTCGCCCGTAGCGGCTACCGCAGTCCCCATGTACCTGAATACAACGGACTACAACAATAACGTAACGCTTGTAGACACAACCAAAATGACGGCAACAACAGCCGGTATCTACAATCTGCAATGGTCAGGCCAGTTCAATAACTCTGATACAACTGAGCATGATGCTTCGGTTTGGTTGCGTGTAAACGGCACAGATGTTGTTGGGTCTACAGGTTTTGTAGCGGTTATTTCTAGTCATGGCGGTATTGATGGTCACGCCATCATTGGTTGGAACTATTACATTCAATTAAATGCCGGTCAGTATGTAGAGATTTGGTGGTCTACAACCAACGAAAAAGTAACGTTGGAATGCTATGGCACTAGCACCAGCCCAACACGCCCGTCAACAGCTTCTGTCGTGGCTACACTATCATTTGTTTCGGCTTTGCCTTAAGGTTTAAACATGACAAATACTTACACCGCCGAAAATGTTAACAAACTAGCGCAACAAATCCTTGCGCAAAACACCACCTCCAGATGGACTGGCGGTTTGCCTCCGCAAAAAGCCGCCATGTATATGGCTGATGACTTGGCCAAGAGCGGTATTACCGACATTTCTCAAGTTGGCAAAGGTGAAAACGGCATCGTTAATAAAGCCACTGGTGAGCAAGTAGCCTCCGGTTATGGTGAGCGTACAGGTGGAAACCTTTGGTCTGGATCTTTTGAAGGCAAAGGTAACACAGGTTTTGGCGTGCAGTTTGATGCAAAAGGAAACCCAGTTTTCTATACGCAAGGCGCATCTTCTAATGACTTAGTTAACATTCTTGGTGACAACAAAATTCTAAATGCTGCAGCTCAACTTGCTGCTGGATATTTTGGTGGCCCCGCTGGCACCGCCGCTTTAAATGCAGCAATGGGCAAAGACTTGGGTGATATTGCTAAGGCTACTTTGCTTTCTTACGCAGGTGGTCAGGCTGCAAATTCCGTTGCCGGGATAGAAGGTATTCAAGATGTATTGGGCAAAACAGGAACCGATATTGCATCTAAAGCAGCAGGTAGCTTTGTATCTAATGAGGGTAAATTTGACTTGGAAAAGTTTCTTTTAAGCCAAGGTTTAACCGCTGGTAAGAATGCTTTAACCTCTTCTCTTGATGGATTTAGAATGAATCCAGATGACTTTACTGAGGGCTTTTTCTTGCCGGGCGGTGAAGGTTATATTGACCCAATGTCCAAAACGGCTGGCGTAACTGGCTCCGGCTATTACGATGAAATTACGGGTCAGTACATTAAAGACGATCTTGGCGGATTGCAAAACCCACTTGGTGCAAATACTGGAAACTTAGACCCCAATCAAAAATGGGAGTACAGCCTTACTAAACCCGGTGTTTGGACAAATGACAAAGGCGAATCAATTGATCTAAGTTATTTGCCAAATTCTGAGCAAACCATGACGGGTGCACAAATAATGGCCAAAGCTGGTGCCATGCCAAACACTAATTTAAAAGCATCAACTACCCAAAAAGGTAGCAACGTTGCGACACCCGCAACTTCTGGGGTTGATTTAGCATCGTTGCTTTCATTGCTTGGACAAGGAACTCCGCAAACAAGCGTTATCACTAGCCAAGACCCTTACGCCCATATAAAATTGATGGAAGAATTGTTTGGGCCAGAGATTGACTTGACCCCATCCGGTGATAACACCGAACAAAGGAAATAAATATGTCTGAAACCATCGG